TTGAGAATCGCATGTCTTGGGTGTTCGCTTGGAGCTTGTTTTCCGCTATTTATAGCATATACAGGCTTTGGAGTGTTACCCATGTTCGCTTGAACAAAATCATGGCCAAGCATGTCTTTAAGTTCGAGAAATTGTCCCCTGTTGACCTGCTGGCCTGGCAGGTGAACAATCGCCATCCATCATTGAGGTACGGCAAAACCCTTGAGGTTTCAGAACCACGCGTAGTGAAGCACAAGATCAGGTTCTTCGTGACGCGAAGTAGAAATTATGGGTTTTTTGTCGGAATTAGCACTCTGGTCGTCGACCTACTGTGCGAGTTCTGGCTGCGTGCTGAAGGAAATGGACCAGGTTTCCAGGAGGCTGATGACTTCTGGACCCGAGTCCCCGCTACTGCCATTCGGGGTACTAAAAATGCTTACCATCGGTTCAGCGGGAAGAACGGAAAACCCCGAGAAGCTAGAGAGATCTTTGGTTCAGCACTGGGACCGAACCTCGACGGCAAGGTCATTGATTTCATGAAGTTCAACGCTTTCTGTAGACAAGCCTCGATCGTTGGATGTGACGGTTTTGAGAAAATGTCAAGAAACGTTGAATTGGCGGTGAAAACCTCAAATTGGAGTGCAGAAAATTGGCGCGCAAGCGATCCATCTTCAGCTATGGTCCTAATGAGTCTAACCGCCTATCAGTGGCTAGCAGTCGTCCATGATGCCAACCCGAAGGTGAGGGATGACATCAAATGGTCTTTTTAGAGCGCCCACTAGCGGCGACAAATGAGTGGTGGCTGTATGGTTACCGCACTGATGAGGTGAAGTTAGGACCCTTAGGTTGGGAGCCGTGTAACGACGGCTCCGAATTTTATGGCATGAAGGCTACTAACATGTTCCGACGCCGCGTCCAGGCTGTGTCCATTCCCAATCCCATACTTGGGCTGGTTGCAATGCGACCAGACACGTCCGACCATTTGTCGCTGAAGCAAGGCGCAAAGAAAAGACTAGTCCACAATCGTCCCGTTCCAAATAGTCGCACAATGAGACGATGCAGGAGGTTTGTTAAAAGAAAACTTCCAGCAATGTTCAAGCCGCTGCTACCAGAAGATGTACTGTCTTTTGATGAGTGGCTTGAACGTTCTAACTATCCAGAATGGAGAAAGACCGAATTGCGCGAGTGCATGGAGGCCCTGGAGTCTGGTTCTGTACAGGAACACAAGATCTGGGAGGCCAAAATGTTCGCCAAGGATGAATTTTATCAGGAGTACAAGTACCATCGTACAATCAACGCC